CTCTTTTTATAAACCTTAGAAAAGGTTTGTAACGCGTACTTTTCTGTAGTACTTGTTGGTGCCTGCTGCAAGTCTTCCAAGAGCAGAAGAGTTGCCAGAAGCGAGACCGCCTTCAGCGAATGGGTTAGCAACCATGCCGTAACGAGTCTTGAACCCGATTTTTGGCTGGAAGCTGTTCTCGCCAACTGCACGAACCATTTGTAGAGGAACGTATGGGCAGTAGAAGAGACCCGCGTCGAATGCAGAAGAACCCTTGTAACCAACAACCATGTAGTTACCGCCAGCGAATGGATCGATGTAAACGCGGAAACGACCGTTAAGAACACCAGCGAATGTGTTGCCTGTGTCATCAACTTGAAGGTTGTTGCTGTTAAGAGCAGGAGTGTAGTCAAGAACACCAGCCATCTGAAGAGCAGAAGCAACGTCAGAAGAGCAGATAACGATGTTACCCTTACCACGACGTGTTCCTTTCGCGATCGCGTTGGCTTCTTGTTCGATCTGGAACATAAGACCCTTGAACTTCTCTACAGACCAACGACCGTTAGCATCGACGTCAAGATCGAATACGCCAGAAGCAGCTGTGTTTGTAGCACCAACTTCAGAAGTTGCGTAGATTGTACGAACAACTTCACGGTTGATTTCAGTAAGGATTTCAGACTGAAGGATGTTAGCCAACTCAGACTCTGCGTCAAGACCGTGAACTGCACGAAGGTCTTGAGCAAGCTCAGTTGTGTATTCAGCCTTGAGTGCACGTGTTTGAGCAGCAACGGTTACTTTCTCGATAGAGAATGCCATTTCTGCAAAATCACCGTCACCAACACCGCCACCGCCAAGAGCTTCAGCAGCACCAGTTGACATACCTGTGCCTGTTTCGAACAATGTTGTGTTAGAAACGTCAGTTACAGGATAAGCACCAGTGTGAGTACCAGCACCAGAGTGAGCTGTGTCAGCTTCGTTGTACATTGCTTCTGCACCAGCTTGGCTGTCATAACGTGCTCTCATCGCGAAGATAAGACCAGTTGGACCAGTCATTGGCTGAACACCGCAGATGTCATAAGCGATTAGATTAGGAACCGCACGACGTACAAGCGAAATAAGAACTGGATCATAACCAGCAACAGGGCCTGCAGCTGTAGCAAGACCGCTGAAACCGTTTGTGCCAGCAGCGTTAGTTGGAGAAGCTTCCGAAAGGAGGCTTGTCATGTTAGCGGAAAGATCGCCAGTTTCTGCAAGAGCGCGCTCTGTGTTCTCAAGAACTGTAGCAGTTACTGCTCTCTTGTGTGCGTCTGTGATTGGTGAAAAAGAGTCGTGCTCTAGGATTGGCCCCCACTTTTCCACAAGTTGTTGATAGTTCGACATGTTGTCTATCTCCTTGTTTTAATTAACTTAAAATTTATTTATTAAAAAACCAATTTTGTATTAATTATTCTTTTTTCTTGCGTTGAGTGCCTCAACAAGAGCATTAATAGAAGAGTAATCAGAAGTTGGTTTTTGTACTTCCTGTTCTTCTAGAATAATTTCTTCTTCCTCAGCGATTTCTGTCTTCGCAACAGCTTTATCTGAGAAGAAGGATTCTTTAATCACTTGAAGGTTATTACCATAATCTTCAAGATCTTCAACATCTAGCTTTTCTGAAAGAACTCTGAATCTTTCTTTCTGGTTTTCAGAAAGGCCTTCGGTCATTTCTTCAAATACTTTTTCTGCTTTCATCGCAGAAATAGCTCTTTGAAGTTCAATGTTTTCGCTTACAAGACCATTTGCGCCTTCTTCAAGCTCTGCAATTTTTTCTTCAAGGCCAGCTACAACATCAAAAGTTTCTTCTTCAACTTCCATGTTGTGCTCGGCGAATAGATCCTTAAGACCATTCATTAGAGACTCTGCCATTTCAACCTTGATACCGGCTTCAACGGCAAGTGTGTTCTCTTCCATCCACTCTGCAACAACATAGTCGAGATACTTGTCTACATTTTCGACAATCTCTTCCATCTTGCTTTCAACAGCTTCTGAAAGCTCAGACTCGAGTCTCTCTTCGAGCTCTTCGCGAATGGTTTGTGTCTTGTTAGCAACTTCTTCGTTAACAGCAGCTTCGAAAACCACTGTCATCTTGTTTTTGAAATCTTCAGAAAGATCAAGGCCTTCGAAGATAGAAGCAACAGAAGACTCGACAACTACTTCTTCTTCTGTTTCAACATCTTCTGCTGTTGGAACTGGCTTGGGTGTACCGCCTTGACCTGGAGTTACTGCTGCAACTTTACCTGGTGTAGGATCTACTGATTTATCAAGATCAGCTTTTTTCTTTTTCATCTCGCCACCAGCTGGTGTAACCGGAGTAGCGGCTGTTGAGATCCCGTCGTCAGCAACGAATGTTTTATTATCGCCTGCCATAATTATTCTCCTTGTGAATTGTTTTTAAATACAAATCTAATTCGACTGTAAATTATTTATTAAAAAATTAATTTCTCAAAGAACGAACGAATGCGTTAAACATTCTTGCTGCCGTTTCTTCATCAATTTTACGAACTACTCGGTTGACTTTCTTTTCAACCTCTTCTACAATTTCTTCGATAGCCTGAACAGCTCTCCAAGACCCAGATACGATGTCGTAATAGTATTCTCTGTTCTCCATGATTCCATTTACGAAAGCATTTGGAGCAGAAGGATCAGTTACAATGTCAACAGTAGACAGGTGGAAATCGTTTTGAACTTCCATG